TTACTTTCGGCCCATCCCAGATGCCGTCTACACAGCCGAGATTCTGTATGTCGCGGACATAGACGCCCTGGGCGACAGCACTGCGACGAATACTATTCTGTCGCGCCACCCGGATGCATATCTGCATGGCGCCCTGGCCGAGGCGTTCGGCTACCTGCTGGACGAGCCGCGCGCTAGCCGGCATGAGCAGCTCTTCAGCCGCGCCATTGCCGAAATCAAGGCCGACGAGGACCGCGCGAAATTCGGCGGCAGTCTCGCCGTCCGGCCAAGCTACGGAGAATTGACATGACCGCGATGAGCGACTTCCTCGAAAACGAAATCCTCGACCATGTGCTTGGCACAGGGTCGTACACGATGCCGACGATTCATATTGGATTGTCGACCGGGTCGTTTGCTGACGACAACTCGGGCACAGAACTGTCGGGCAGTGCCTATACGCGGAAGACGATAGCCTTCGCCGCAGCGAGCAGCGCCAGCGCGGCGACGAATGCGACCGTGACGTTCCCGACCGCCACGGGATCGTGGGGCGCCGTTTCCCACTGGGGAATTTTCGACGCAAGCACGTCTGGCAATTTGCTCATTCACGGCGCGTTCGCGGCATCGAAGACGATAGGCAACGGCGACGTGTTGCGGATAAATTCCGGCGATCTGACCGTTACCGCGGCCTGACATGGCGGAAATTGTCGGCCCGACGCTTGACCAGCTCGACAACTGGTCGAGTAGTCTCGACGCGATTGCGACATCGCTCGACGACTCGATCTGGACGACGGCGGCAGTCCGCGAGGTTGCGAACTACCGAAGCAACCCGACGCTGGAGCAGCTCGACGCGCTGTCGAGCAGCCTCGACGCGCTATCGACATCTCTCGATAGCCTGACCTCCTTCGGGACGGCGGCGTCGCTGGCTCTGACCGCCAGCGGGACGGCCCTGTCTACCTTATCGGCGTCTGGCACGGCGGCGCTGGCTATCACCGTCAATGCAGTGCCGTTCGGCAACATCGCGAGCGGCTCTGCATCGATTGCGATCACAACCAATTCGCCAGCGATCTCGATGGTGTACGACGGGAGCGGCAGCGCATCTTTCGCGATCACTACCAGCTCCTCGTATCTCCTGACGCGCGAGATGACATCCACCGACGCGGCAATTTCCCTTGCCGGGTCCGCAGCGAATGAGAAACTTGGCGAGGCTTGGACTGTTGTAGTGGCAGGTGGCGAGACGTGGAGCGCCGTTTCCGCCGGTGGCGAGACATGGAGTTCGGTATCGGCTGGCGGTGAGACGTGGAGGCGCGCGGCATGATTACGTTCGGCGAATGGACGCCAGACAGGCCCGCGCTGAACAACGCGGGTGCGACGGAGGCGAAGAACGTCATACCGGCCTTGACCGGGTATCGTTCCTTCCGGTCGCTGGGGGCGTTGTCCGGTGCGGCGACAAATAAAATTCTCGGCATGTTCGCGGGCAAAAACGACGCAGGCACGGCCTCTCTTTACGTCGGCGACAGCGGCAAGCTGTATAAACTTGATGCGAGCGACAGCAGCCTGACTGACAAGTCGAAGTCTGGGGGTTACAACACAACCAGCGATGACCGTTGGCGTTTCGTGCAGTTCGGCCAAACCCTGGTCGCGACCAACTACGACGACCCACCTCAGACCGCGACCGTGGGCGCCGCCGGTGCGTTCGCCGATCTCGGCGGCACACCGCCGAAGGGAAAATTCATTGCCGTGGTCCGCGACCAGGTGATGATGGCGAACACGAACGATGGCATCGATGGAGTCAAACCTTACCGTCTGTGGTGGAGCGGCATTAACGACGCGACTAGCTGGACGAGTGGAACGAATTTATCAGATTACCAGGACATCGCCGATGCAGGCGACTGCACCGGCATTGTTGGCGGCGAGCATTTGATTGCCCTGTTCGAGCGCGCACTCGTCGTCGGTAATTTTGTGGGTGCGCCGGCGGTCTACCAATTGCAAAGGTTGCAGGGCAAGCACGGCTGCTCGGTTCCGGGTAGCGTGGCGAGCATCGGCTCGGGGATGGTTTTCTTCCTCGCCGACGACGGCTTCTACATGCTTCGCGGCTCCGAGGTCGTGCCGATTGGCGCGGAAAAGATAAACCACTGGTTTCTGGATCGATTCCAAAGCTCCTCCAAGGAAAACGTCGTGTCAGGCGTCGATCCGATTCACCAGAATGTGATCTGGGCGTATCCTTCCGTGGAGTCCAGCGGCGGCGAAAATGACGAGATTCTGATCTATAATTATCATCTGAATCGGTGGTCTTACGCCGCGCAGGAATGTACGGAGATCGCGCAACTTTTCACCGTCGGTTATACCCTCGACCAGCTTGACAACGTATCGAGCAGCATCGACGCGCTACCGGCCAGCCTCGACGACGGCATATACCAGGGCGGCACATTCTTCTTCGCGGGCGCCAAGGATAAGAAAGTTCAGAGCTTCACCGGCGACACGCTCGCGGCGACAATCGAGACCGGGGAGTTCTCGATCGCGCCTGGTCGTCACAGCCTGGTGTCCAATGTGATACCTTACCTGGGCGCGAAGCCGGGCCAAAGCCCGACCGCGACGGTCAGCGTGGGGTCGCGTTCCCGCCAGATCGACCAGCCCGTTTTCACGGCGGCGGCGAGTCTTAATGACGCCGGCTACTGCCCGACAAGATCGTCGGGCGCGTACCACCGGATTCGTCTGTCTGTATCCGGCGACTGGGAAACGGCCCAGGGCGTCGATGTCGATCTGCAACAGGTTGGATTTAGATGACGACGACCAGCTTCCCTGTTCTTACGGAATTTTCCGACGAGCGGGAAGTGCGGGATATCGTCAACAACACCATCGCAGGCCAACTGAACAACATCGGCACGGTAACCTTAACGAACTCGGCGACCTCGACCGTGGTCGCGGACTTCCGCGTCGGCGGTGACAGCGTGGTGCTGTTCGAGCCGACGACATCTGACGCAGCCAGCGAGATCGCGGCAGGCGGCATGTATGTGAGCGCCAGGTCTAAGCACGCTTTTACGATCACGCACGCGAGCGCCACGACCACGCGGAGCTTTAACTATGTGGTCTTCGGGTAGTCTCGCCGCGGACTGGGCGATCGCAGAGCCACACATCGTCTCCGCGCTCGCTCACTGCGGCGACACGCACGAGCCGGCAGACGTGCTGGAGATGATCAACAGAGGCGAGGCGGCGCTGTACGTCGGCGAGAACAGCGCCATCGTGACGCAGGAGATCGATCTGCCGGTCGGGACGCAATTACACTTCTGGCTGGCTGCTGGCGATCTCGGGGAGATGGTGGAGATGGAGCGGGACATCGAACGGGCGGCGCGAAGCCGCGGCATCAGGCGGCTGTCGATACTCGGGCGTCGCGGGTGGAAAGCTGCTCTCGACGGCTTCCGCGAAGCGGGCACAATTTTGGTGAAGGAAATCACATGAGCTTTTTAGGGAATCTTTTCGGCGGGCAGCCGAAACAGGTCGCGGTGCAGACGACCTCGTCGGCACCGCCCGCCTACGCGCTCCCGTATCTGGAGTCATCTCTGAAGCGTGCCGAGGACGTTTACCAGACCCCGCAGGAATATTACCCCGAACAGACCTGGATCGATTTCGCGCCGGCGACCATGGCGGCACTGGATCGCGGCGAGGCGCGTGCGATGGCGGGCAGCCCGCTGGTGAGGGGCGCGCAGGACTTCATCGGGACGACCATGGGTGGCGGTTTCTTGAACCCGGCGGCAGCCATGTTGCAGGAGACCGCGCGCGGCGACTATCTGTCCAGGGAGAACCCGTATCTGGCCGCTGCTCTCCAGCCGGCGATCGACCGGGTGCAGGGAATGTACTCGCGCATGGGCCGGCTCGGCTCGGGCGCGAACGTGGCGGCTCTTACCGGCGCGCTGGCGCCGGCCTACGCGCGGGACTACGCCACCGAGCGGGCACACCAGCTCGCCGCGCAGAGGTCGATCGGCGACCTGGCCCAGACTGATCTGATGAATAGGTACAAGGCCGCTGCTGCCGCGCCCGGCATGGCCGCAGAGGA